ACGAGAAATTAACTTATCACCTCGTGCTTGTAGTCCAAAGACCAATGCACGGTTAGGGTCAAGCCCTGCCATCAAACCATATTGAACATCTACGGTGTAATCGCCAGCAATATCCTTGGCTGGGTTGTACTTAATCGCATAAGGCACACCATTACGGTTACCCTTGATGTCTTTAATCTCTCCACCGAATACTTTTTCGTCAACTTCTAGGGCTAGACCCATTAAGTCAACAAATACGCGGGCAAACATTGCGTGTGCTGTTTTAACCTGGGTATCAAATCCACCCATAAGAGCCTGCACACCACGACCCGTAACGATTGAAGCATCAATGTTACCTGTTCGTGACTCAGGATAACGGCTGCCTAAGCGCAGTTCTCCTTCAAGCACTTGCTGTTGCGCAAAAGCACCTTGAGGTATTTCCAACGGTATTCTGCGAATTTCGGAAGGGCGTTCAGAACGAATAATTGCATCTGGTCCAAGGGCTAACTCCTGGTCGTTTCTTCCCATTGCGATGGGGGCTTGTACTGACTTGGTTGCCGCTTCAAGTGAAAGAAGCGCATATCGTGCTTTTGCAACTTGAATTGCAAGCACATCATCAAACTGCCCACGGCTTTCGCCATCAAGTGAAGGGCGCTCTACAACACGGATAAGACATTTGCCGATTGGATTCTTGCTACGAGCAAGGATTAAATCATGGCGGTTAGGTAGGAATAAAACATCTTGGTCTTTATCGTGGTAACGAACAATCTCAGACATGGTTGAAGGATTGTCTCTATCATAAATAAGATGAGCCAACTCTGGATACTCAGCCATTAACTCTGCTGTTGGCTTCTGCATACGCTGGAAGAACATAAGTACGCGACCAAAGCGGTCCATTACTGGGTAGCAACCTGTTGAATCAAAGAAGTTGATGCGAGGCATCTTTACTTCATAATCAATTTCAATCTGTGCTGGAACAAAACCATAAGTTACATATCTGTCAGCAGCGCTAAACATCTGTGTCTGCAAGTCTGAGAAGTCAACGATAGCGTTAACAATTTCTTCACGCTTATCTGCTTTCTTGCGAGCAGTCTCTGACACCATAGATGGTGAGTTACAGTTAAATGCTGGAAGTGGAGCGATTACTTCGGAGGTATCACGGGCTGCAATATCCACCATGTTTGCCACGATTGGGTCCGAGAAAGGACCGTCTGGGAACAAGTCTGGGTAGACATCGCGCATTAAACCCTTGCGAACAAGCAGGACCTTCTGCATACGAGCATCACGCTCTGTATAAATACGGCGGTAGCGGTCATAGTTCTCTTTAATATCTTCGATAGAGTAAGCCACATCCACCTCCTTTTCTATGCGTACATATCCTCTAGTTCATCCAGATTTATGTAAGTCTGTTGTTGACGGTCATACTTCGTTTGAAATATGCTGTAGTTGCCGTGCCTTCGTGAGTACGACTGTGTTGATGTAATTCTGTCTCGGCATGCTAGTTCAACGAACCAGAACGCCATCACGCAGTCAGTCTTTTGTGACTTAGGCGCATCTGGGTACCAGGTAATCAACTGCTCAATTAAAGCCTTTAAGCCTTCTGACTGATGTGTTGATGGAAATTCAATGAGGGCGTTGCCTTCTTCATAATCGTGAAACAGGGTAGTAAGCGATGCAACACCAAAGTCTGCATCCCATTTATTGTTTCCTGTATGATGTTCTTTAAGTGTTGCACCCTTACTTGTGAGGTATTCCCGAACCTCTCGGTCCTGAGTTAACATGGTTTGAAAAGCATTTTTTTCAACTCGCCACTCAGAAACTCGGTACTTGTCTGTCCAGTCCTTAATTAAGGAACGAATACCATCAGGCTTCATGCCTGGTTGGTTGGACACATCCAAGATATATCGCTTCTGTGTAGAGATGTCTAAGCCGATACATACGGCTGCAGTAAATCCAGAACCTGCAGGGTCAAGACCAGCCATAACAATCAAGCCATCCATACCGTTAGTTCTGTTACCAGCCTTACCTTTAGGGATAAGTCCGATATTTCGAGCGCCATTGATGACACCCTTTACTGCAGCGCCAGGGAAGGCAGAGTCCTCATGGACTTGCTGTTGCTGATAAACCATTGCCCAAAGATTGGGCGACATACGACCACGCTTTTTTGCAAGAGCAGGTCCAGTCCATTTGTCGTACAAACCATCTTCATCTGGGATACCTTTACCACTGATGGGTGGCATATTGGTCTTAGCCCAGAGAGTTACCCAATCAGTAGGGTCCTCCGCAAATTCTAATACTGCGGGTTGTGCAAAGTATGTCCAGGGGGAAGTCTCGTCTGGGTAACGCATTGGGTCACGCAATTCAGAGTACAAGTCCTTAGGGCGAAGGCGAGTGCCTACGACAAGTAACTTACCGCCGTCTTGGTCAATACGGGACATAACCTCAGACTGAATCCAGTCAATTTGCTTTTCATACTCATGGGCGTTGGTATGGTCAACACAGTCATCCATGATGATTAAGTCAGCACGGGCACCGTAGATATGACCACGAACACCAATAGCCTGAACGGTTGGGTCCTTTTCGCCTGAGTCTCTTGCCTCGGAGGACAAGTAAATTAAGTCCTGCTTCCACGAATCCGAATTCTTTTCAAAGCCCCCAGGTGGACCAAATGCCAGGTGGAGGTCTTGGTACTTAGGATGAGTTAAACGGTTCTTGATGGAAAGCAGGAACTTTTGCGCCATAGCCTGTGTCTTAGACACGATGATGATTCTTATGTTTGGGTTACGGCAAATCTCGTAGAGCGCATAGTTGACCGTGATGGTCGTAGACTTAGCATGCTCTGGTGGGGTATTAACAATCAGTAGGTCTGGGTCCCCAGGCTCAAATATGATGGAAGGATGCACATCAACGGGAGGTCGGGATTCCAATAAGTCAATCCAATGTCGTTGATGTGGATAGACTTCGGAGCCTAGATACTTGCTAGAAAACTCCGCAAAAGGAGGCACTTCCTCACGGGGTGTATTGATGTCCCCACGGGCGGTCATGGACCGTACCTTGTCTACTCCTAGTGCAAAGGAGGGGTCTGTCTTACGGTAATACTCGTAGGTCTTTACACTTCGACCCACGGCATCCATCGCTTTTTGTACAGAGTACCCCTGCATAAGAAAATCTATAACTTGCTTTTTAATGGCATCCGACTTATGGGATGCGGCAGTCGTTCTTTTTCTTTCCATAGGCATGTAGCAGAAACGCGACTTTTTGGGAGCGTTTCGCTTAACTCTCTTTCCTAACCGTAGGCTGTAGCCCTAAGGCGGAAGCCGTAGGTTAGGGCGTTTATTAGGGTACCAGCCTTAGGGCTGGTTGCTAGTAAGCAGAGGGGCTACATTATTTACGCCCCTCACTATACTATAGGTGTCCAGAGACACTTTATTGGACACTTTTTTTCAAAGTTTTTTTAAAAATCTTTTAGCCATAGTAAAAGTGCAGGTCAGCGCCCCATAACGAGGACTATCAAAGTTATGTGGGTACATACACATATACACATATACACCGCATTTAACAACCCTGGGGTCGGACAGACCCTGCAATGACTCATCTACTTACAAGAACAAAGCAAAGCCGATGCGATGCGATGCAAGCACTAGCGATGCGAGCGGGCTATCACTCACAAGGCGGTTAACTATTTCCCCTACAAGGTGCGCGGGGGGCGGGTGGCATGCATGCGGGGGCGCTCACTCTCGCCGTCTCACATATTGAGACACACGCTCACACGCGGGATGTGATGCAACTCACAAAAATAATTTGAAAATGTCCGATTTGTCGGTTGACACCGCATGCATGGGGCATGAGATGGTTCTCCCATCGCTTAAGTCACAACGGCTTAACGAGAACAGGAGAAAAAGAAAATGACACAAGAAATGCACGCAGAATCTAACAAGGTGATTGCCCGCGTTGTTGCAAAGCAGAACAAAGCGGAGGCACTCTCAACTCTCACAAAGGCACTAGAACAAGCCCATGAAATCATCAAGGCAGAAACAGGCGCACCCCGTGCGACTCTCCTCGTAACCCGTGACCTCAAGGGTCGCCGAGGACATTTCACCCCTTACACCCCTTGGCGCACCGAGGATGAGGTTTTCAACGAGATTGCTTTCAACCTTGAGACTTTCTCAAGCGCCGAGGATTTATTCTCAACACTTTTGCACGAGGTGGCGCACTCACTCAATCACATGAACGGAATTGAGGATTGCTCATCCAACCAATATCACAATGCAAAATTCAAGACACAAGCCGAGGCGTTAGGTCTTAAGACCGAAAAAACCAAAAAGGGTTACTCATCCACAAGCCTCACCGATTTTGGCGCTAAGCGATGGGCAAAAGCCCTCAAGATTGTTGCAACCGCTTATGACCTCACCGCACTAGGCGAGGGCACACAAAAGCCAAAAGGCAGAAACACCAACCTCATCAAAGCACAATGCGATTGTGAGCAGATAATCCGCGCAAGCGCCACCGTAATCCAATCAGGCGTGATGTGCTCACAATGTGAGACATACTTCAAGGCGGTGTGACTTAAGACAGAAAGCCCCCGCCCGATAAGTCGGCACAGGTTCACGACCTACGGGGGCAC